AAATGAGACGTTTATCAATGATGTGCATTTTTCATTATAAAAAAAGAAAAAATATTAAAAAAAAATTGTAACATTCTTAAGTGTACGGACTATAACACTTATTTTGTGTATATAAGTGTTTGTATATCTATGAATTAAAAAATGAAAAGTATATAAGTTGTTTTTATTATTATATCACAAGTGAGTATTTTTAAAATGAGTGATTCAATAGACGAAAACATTCAAAATAATTTAAATAATGAAGAAAATACAACTTCTAGGGGAAGAGGAAGAGGAAGAGGAAGAGGAAGAAGACAAGGAAGAGGACGAGATAGAGGAAGAGGAAGAAGTATAGATATAGAAACTCCAATTGAAAATGATGAGGAATCAGGAAGAAATCGAGAAACAATTCTTCAAACTCGAGAAATACAACAAGTACAACAAGTACAAAGAAGAAGAAGACGAAGAATTATAAGAACAACAACAGAAGAAAATAGCAATAATGAAAATGAAAATGAAAATATATGGAAAAATTCATCAAAAAGAAGAGAAATCTTCAATAATATGAAAAATATCTTGAATCATGATATAGATGAAGAATCTATCGATAAAGCAATAAACTTAACACACACTAGATTCAATGGTTTTACAACTTCTGTGGTTGAAATGGTAGAACGATCTATAGAACACTATTTCATAGAAAAAAGTTTTGTGTCATCTTCTATCATTCGTGAACAAAATATAGAATTTGAAAAAGCTTTAGAAGAAGATCGTAAAAAAGAAAAAGAAAAAGAAATACAAAAACAAAAAGAGCAAGAAAAAGAAGAGGAAGAAATATCTAAAAAAAATGCTTGTTTAGAAAGAAATAAGATTTTTTATAATGCTTTCCTCAAAAAAGAAAAAAATACTATACATGAACCCAATTGTACAAACAAAGAAACTATTTTATTAGCATTCAAAAATCCATTTGGCCAAAGATTTTCACGAAATTTTAATATTTCTGACCCAATATCTTTATTATATGATGTTTGTTTTGTTGATATTTACAAAAAAATGCTAAATGAAAGTGAGAATGAAAGTGAAAACCAAAATATTTCACCATTTGAAATTGAAATAAAAACACAATTCCCTAATCAAATTTTACCAAATGATTCAAAAAAAACTATTTCTGAATACATTCACGAAAAACAAATGCTTTATTGTTTTCTCAAATATAATGATGAATGATTGTTTTTTTATTATTTCTTTTTTTGTTTTTTATTTTTTTACATATTTTTCTTTGTGAAGAATATATAAGTTTGTTTCCATCGTAATGTCTGGATCGAAAAATAAAACTAAAACAAATGATAAAACAAATGATAAAACAAATGATAAAACAGAAGAATTTGATACAAATGATTTTGAAGAAGGAATTTTTGAAGAAGAATTTGAAGAATTAGAAGATAGATTTGATGATACAATTATTATAGAATCACAAGAAAATACAAAGGCTGGAATTAACAAATTATTGTCGAATAATTACAAAAATATATTGAGCAAAAAGACTAAACTTAATTTTGAAACAAAGTTGAACAATTATTTATCTATGATTTATCCTAAAAAAGATAATAGAGAAAATGCATCTGAATCATCATTTTATATTAAAGAAAACAATCTATATCCTGTTTTTGATAATAAATTTTTTGTTTATGAAGACATATCAGGACAAACTTTTAAAGCTTTATCTAAAACATGGAATGATTATAATTGTTTTTTCTCAGAATTTACTGATTTTATACAAGATAAAATAAAAGTAGAAAAAAGATCAAATGTTCCATATGAAACAAAAGAAAATCAACTTTATAATATCTTTAAACCATTTCAAGATACAAAAATAAATGAATCTTTTGTATCCGAAAAAAGTATGGATGCATTTGCATTTATAGAAGGAAATGATAATCCAAAATTTTTCTCACAAGTTCATATTTTAGATAAGAATAAACCTTTTTATAATGGTGATTTTCTTCATTTAAAAGGAATGATGCGATTAAAAACAAAAAATTTTGAAAATTATCAAATGATGAATATTCAAGAATATAATCAAAATATAAATCGTATGAAAGTAAATGATGATGTGTTAGTATATCCTCATGACTATATATTAAAGATTTCTTATAATGGAGACACAACACCAAAAAAATTTAAAATCATAGACAAAAATCCAATGTATATAAAATTAGAACAAGTTATTTCTTCACAAAAGAATAAAAATAATTCTGATGCTCATCTTTATTACAATTTAGAAAGAATGCATCAAAATAGATTTATGATTTTCCCTTTACATATAAAAGATCCAGTTACAAAATATTCGAGTTTCAAAGAAAATACATTTTTTTTATTCGATCAAAATGTTGATATTAAACAACAAATAGAATTCTGTAAAATTAATCATACAGAATATTTATTTCAGCATTTCAAATTATTAAAAAAGTTAAATAACTATCATGTTAAAGATATCATGAGATTCATAAATTATGATGAAAATAAATTATCAGATCTTGCATTATATATATTTCGCTTAATAAGAGAAAATATTCGTACTGGAAGTAAAAAACCTCTTCTTAAGGATTTTCCAAACTTTTCACCTCCAAAACAATACATATCATCATTATTAAAAAATGATTTTCAACATAAACATTCCTTTATCGATACATCATTTCATAGATTCTTACAAATGAAAAAATATGATGATGGTGGATTACTGGATATTATAAATGCTTATGAATCATTTCTTTTAGAAAATAAAAACCACATTTCTAAAATATCATCGTTGAAAAATGATATAGATAAAACAAATAAATCTGCAAAAAAAAATTACAATTCTAAAAATTATAGCAAAAAAGAATCAACCAATATCAAAATTTTTAAGCATTTAAAAGATGTTTTTGAAGAGAATCAACAACTAAAATATAATAATGTAAAACCTGATAAAAATCTTGCAATAACTTTTGATTACTTTCAACTTGAAATTCCATTAAAAATAAAAAATATACACGGTTTTTACCAATGGTGTTTAGATGAAGATAAGATATTAAATGCAAACCATTCTTTTGAAAAAGTATTTGTAGAATATATTGATTTATTAAATGAAACGATTACAAATTTTGATGTAGCATATGATAATTATGATGGAATAATACAAAATATAAGAAATTATAAGGAAGAATTAAAAACATTAAGGTCATCAAAAAAATATCTTACTCAAATAACTATTCCTATTTTAGATTTATCTCATTTAAAAAAAGATTTTACTGGAAATAAACATGAAGATGATAACTTAGAAGAGTTAATTGTACAAGGAGAAGGATATGGTGTAGAATATAAAGCATTAGCAGAAGAATCAAGTGAAACCAAAACAGATGATGTTAATGATGAAGATTCTTTAATAGAAAAAAATGCATATGCAAAGAGAATAAAAGAAGTTGTTGATTATCTTATAAAACAAGCAAAAATTGATTTAAAGCCAAAGGAATATGAGAGTCTTCTCAATTATATTTTAGTACATTATGATGAATCATCAAAAGTAAAACCTTATGATTCTAAAATTTATACAACAGAAAAATTCTTAAAAGATCAACAAAGAATAAATCCACAATTTAGAAATAGTAAACTTGAAGACTCATTAAAAGATTTACAAAAAGAAAGAAATAATATTTTAAGAGTTACAAGGAAAAATATAATTCTTTATATTTACTCTTTTTTCACAGTTCTGTCACTTTCTTATAGACCAAATAATATAATTAATCCTGATATAAAATGCTTATCTTATGCTAAAAAGTCTAATAATGACACAGATTTTTACTTATATCTTTTTACCTGTACAATTAGACTGTTATCTATTGAAATCCTGGAAACCCATATATTGTATGACTATTTATTACCATTTAGAGATATAAAGATAAAAGAAAGATTATATGAAAGTTTAAGGTCTGTTTTTGAAAATTTAGCAAATAAAGAAATATTTAAACATGCACTTTTAAAATCAGAACAACGAATAATTGAGAGAAATAGTCTTCCTCTATCAAAAACATGGAATTCTTATTTACCTTTTATAAAAAAGGTCAAAGAGTTTTATACTGATGAAAGTGATTTTCTAAATGCATCATCTTTAATCATTCGTTTACAAAAATTCATTGAACAAGTCGATTCACATAAAAAACAAGATAATTCAAAAGTTCATGCACATTATCCAACATCATGTTGTTTCGAACAAATAGAAAATTTTGGCAACTTGTTTCCAAAAGATTTAATAGATAAAATGGACAATTACTCTTCTTTTTTAAAGCAAAAAGGTATGAAATTTACCAATTATAGAAGTATATCACCCAAAATTTATATCCAAATAAAAAACAAAAATATTTATGTTGATCATATATTTTATTCAAAAGCAATTCATTTTCCATCTACATTTGATATAAGATCTCCCTTAGAAAGTATATCTATCGACAAAAATGCAATAAACATATACACAAATAATTTAAAAATATTTTCTTCAAACAATAAATTGTATTCTGAAGATAAAACTTTTAGAAAAGTTATTGAATATTTCAATGAAATCAAAAATGCTATGAATAAAAATGCAACACAAATAAACAAAGATGAAAAAATTGTGAATGAAAAATATTTAATGGAAGAAATGAATGAACATTTAAATAATATCACATCATTTATATCATCTGCTTTTCCAAAATCGAAACTTTCTCAGAATAATCAAATTATAGAGATGTGGAATGAAATTATTAAAACTTTAACTAGATCATCAGATAATATAGACAAAATTCTGTATCATGAATTTGTTCATATTTTTATTAGAGATTTGATGATAAGTATTCATAGAAATATTAGTGATTATGGATATATAGATACACATATTCGTAAAAAAATGTTTTTGGATCCTCAATCAAAATCAAGCATTAAAGATATTTTATTGGAAGACATGACAAAATATGAAATAGAAATGAATACGCGTGAAAGCCGTGAGATTATAAATGATATTAGTAAAAATCATACGATTTACAATATAAATTACTTGGTGGCTTTAAGACACAAAAATATGAAAGACATCAATTCTAATTTTATTCTTGTGTTATATGTATTTTTTACATTTGTTCGTGTATTTATTTACTCCATTATGCATCAAGATCCAAATGCTTATTTTAAAGATAAATTCAGCCAACTTGATACAATTGCATTAAATGAAAATCAGAAAAATGCAATTTCAGGATTAATATATCATTTGCATAAACTGTTTGTTAATTCTAAAAAGAAAATTTTTGTTTCGTCTGAAAGGTTGAAAGATGAAAATGAAAACTCGAGAGAAAATAAAAGAAGAGAAGTTTATACTAAAAAACAAGCTGTACCAAAAGAAGAAAGACATATATATGATAAAGCATTAGCATTAGGTTTAGAACTTAATCCTGATCTACAAGAAGATATAAATGAATTTAAAAACGAGTTTGAAGATATTACATATTATGATAATCCATATGAAAATTATTATAATCAAGATAATATGAATCAACGAAGAAAAGAATTAGAAGAAGGATATGATATTAATCTATTTAATAATGATGAAGACGAAACATAATTTCATTGATTTTGAAAATAAAACATAAAGATTATAAAAAATTATATAAGAGAATTTGAAATATATTATATTAAGTAAGTCACTACATTTTAGATTTTTTAATTGAATACAATATGAAATTCATATATGTTCAATCGATCATAAAAAATAAAGATTCATACTATATCGATAATGATTTACATTTAGTACAAAATATTTGTCAAGATAGAATGAAAAACAATGGTCACAAAAATGGCGAAAGAATAATGATTATGGATTACGAATCATTTAGCAAAAATAAAACACAAATCGATAGTTTTGATAGTATCATCGTATTATGTTGTGATAATAATGATAATGATCAGCAAAATTGTGCAAACTTATATTATAAGACATATACTTATAAAAATTGTCAAATTATTTACGAAAATATAAATGAATTAAGTTTTTTGCAATTTCTAAAATTAAGTCATGAATCAGATAATATATATATTAGTTGTTCTATCAATCTTTTAATGAAACTAAATACAATTATACCTGTTTATGAACTTTGGTTGATATTTAGAACAGATATAAATTATACAATAGATGATATTGAAAATTACAAAATATTTGATTATATAGCTATTTTAGATGAATATAAATTGAAAAATTCATATGATAACAATGATTCAGAGACATATACTTTAATTTATCAAAAAGATATGTATAAATATCTTCTTTATGATAAATCATTTGGAGATATAGTAGAAAACGCTGGTGAAAAGGAATATATAAATCTTATGATAAACATAATGAATAGAGGAAATGATCGTGATGACAGAACAGAAATAGGGACAAGAAGTATATTTGGACCTCATTTAGAATTTAATTTATCAAAAACTATTCCTTTGCTGACGACTAAAAAAATGGCATGGAAATCGATTATTAAAGAATTATTATGGTTCTTAAGTGGAAGTACAAATTCTAAAGATTTAGAGAAACAAAATGTAAAAATATGGTCACAAAATACAACAAGAGAATTTCTCAATAATCGTAGATTAAATCATTATATTGAAGGTGATATTGGACCACTTTATCCATTTTCTTTTAGACATTTTGGAGCATCTTACGAAGGCTGCCTAAAATCATATGAAGGAAAAGGATATGATCAATGGAAAAATCTAATAGATGGTTTGAAAAAAGATCCTTATTCTAGACGTCATTTAATGACAACTTTTAATCCTTCTGTAGTCGATCAATGTGTTATTCCACCATGTCATGGTATTGCAATTCAGTATTACGTTGAAAAATATGAAGAAAACAAAATGGGACTTAGATGTCATGTTTATTGTCGTTCAAGTGATGTATTTCTTGGATTACCCTTCAATATTGCAAGTTATAGCATTTTGACGTATATAGTAGCAAAAATATGTGATATGCATCCATTATCACTTAAAATTTCAATGGGTGATGCTCATATTTATAAAAATCATTTTGATCAAGTCAAAAATCAAATAAAAAGATCTATTTTACCTGAACCTAAATTAGTTGTATCAGATAGTGTAAAAACAAAAGATATAAAAGAAGTAAGTATAGAAGATTTTTCTTTATTGGGGTATTTTTCACATGATGCCATTTCAGCACCCATGGCGGTATAAAAACTAAAAAACTAAAATGCTATTGCTATTATTATTGTGGAAAAAGATAAACATTTTCAGGAATAGAATTTTCTGTTTCTTTTTTTTCTAATTGTTTCATACAACAATTTTTCATATTCTCAAAATAAAATTCTGTACAATTTTCACAAAAAGGAAAACTTGTTGAATTTATATGATATTGACGATAAGATTTACGTTGAACACCCAAGGGTAATTCACAATATCCATTATCACATCCTCCTCTATATTTTCGACCTAATTTATCACGATTTCCCACTTGAAAAAAAGGACATTCAAAATCATGTTTACAACGTCTATCCCATGTTCCTTGTTGTCCTACAAAATTTCTTTGAATTTCTGTTATACTATCTACATTACGTTGATGATCTAAAAATGTATAAGTAAATGGGTCATGACAAGCTTCTTTTGTTTGGATTTTTGGATATCCATAGCATTCAAAGTCAGTTTCTTCTCCTCTCATTTCACTAAATTTTTGTCTATTAATTTCTCTATTATACATTTCTATATCAAATGTGTTACTTAATTTATCGATTTTTACAATAAACCCTTCCAGATTCACAGGATCTTTAATAAAGACATATCCTCCTTTTTTAATGATAAATTTTCTTCCAGGAACATTTTCAATATCAGGATGTTTAAGATTAATTGTCATTTTATATTCTGCATTGTTTATATCTAATGAATTTGTGAACATCATTTCATTATTCCATGATAAAAGCAATGCATTTTCTAGTATAATTCTATTTTTAGTTTTATTATCGAAGGGATGATGTCTTTTGATTTCAGTCACATAATACGTTCCATTTTCTATTTGATATTTTTGATTTTTTAGCTGAACTTCATCACCTACATTAACTTGTATTTTTTCTATATGTAAATTATCTATTTCAGCTTTTTTATATCCTAAAGATGTAATTTCTGTAAATTTTAATAGAATATTTCTCTCAGGAATCAATTTAATATTTTTTGAATGATCGACTAATTTTTCATCTTCATTTTCTTCATTGTCTTCAAAATTTTCAATACTTGTTAAAGATATATCTAAATGCTTGGGTGAATGAATATGATACCCCATTTTTTCATAAAAATGTAAAGATGCTAAATCCTGTTGAGGAGATTGAGAACGAAGATAATAGTATTTTTGTAAATAATCTAAATCATTTTTTTTAAGAATAGCACTTTTATTTACTATACTTACTTGATCAAAAGATATAAATTTATATATAAAATTGAATTGAGAAAAGGATGGAAATTCTTGATTCATATGTATTGTTCCTATTTTTGATAAAGGAAATGCTGCTTTTATTTTGTCAAAACTGTTTATAGCAGAAATATAATCAAATATTTGTATATCAATAACAATCTCTAAAATATCTCGCTTTCTTTCTTGAATTTCATCTATTTTCAATAACTTATCCTTTCTTTTTTTTTCGTATAAAAAAGGCATTAAAACACGATCTTCAGACATAAGTCTAGCACCTAATTCGCTAAAGTCGTTTACTTTTTCAATAACTAATGTACCATTATATTTATCTTCAAAATCAGGAATTAAACTCATTATTTTACGGATTAAATGATCCTCATCTTCATCTAAACTTAGTATATAAATAGGTGCAAATTGTTTTTCCATGAAATGTCTATTCATGAATAAAATTAAATAGGCTAACATATCATCATCAGTATGTGTATATAAAACATAGGGATTTGGTTCTTTTTTTAAGGTAATATAAGCATTGTTTGTTTGAATTTCTTTTGTTATATCAATTTCAGAAAAATAAACAGGTTTCTCTACTTTCATTGTAAGATGTTCGTTTCTTTTTTCTTTTCTCTCTCCTAAAGAATACATAAAGTTTTCGTATTTTTGGTAAATAAACATGAGTACAAAAACTAATATTTTGATCGAAATAATATAAATCACCCAACTGAAAATAGAACTAAATTTAGATTTGAATATTGAATTATTTTTCATTTTTGTTTTATGTTTCGATATATAATACTCTTTATTATTCTTTGTTATTTTTTCCTTCAAGAGAATAAGAGATATAAAAATTGTAAAAAAAATAAAATGCAAATTTTCTCAAATAGAATTTTATTCACATTAGTCATCTATTTACTTGTAATTACTTTTCTTCTTATAGTACAACCATCTTGTTTATTTTATGATACTGGTGAAGTAAAACCTTTTGGATCAGGAGAAGGTAAAACGTTATTTTCATTTAGTTTTGTTGCTTTGTTATCCCCTTTTATCATCTATTATACATTTGCCATGATTGACTTGATGACTTATCGTTCAAAAAAATAAAAACAATTGTATGTTTTTTATATTTTTCACTTTTCTTTTCTCCTATCGAAATAAATGATTGATTTTGATCATTTATTAGATATTGAAAAAAATGAACTTTCCATTATAGATACTTTATCTAAAAAAAAGAATGAAATCCCACTTATTGATTTAGAAAAAGAACAACATAATTGGAATAAACTTATACATGATCATTTTAAATTGCTTTTTGCTCAAGAAGATAAAATATTTTCTTCGAAACAAAATCTTGAACAAACCAATAGTAATTTCAAAATATTAAGAGAATATTTAAGAGAATTTAATAAAATATCTGATGATAATCAGGCTGACTATCGTGAAAAAAAGCGTTTAATTAAGAAAGCATTTTCAAAACTAGAAGATTGTCCTCTTTATCAAACAGATTATTTTTCACCTTATAGAGAAATTGATAAAGAGAATATTCAAGAATGTATCAAACCTTTATCTTTAAAATTGGAAGAAGATGATTACAATGATAAAACTTATCGTAAAAGTAAAATGGTACAAAATCTTCAAGGAGAAATGTCAAAATTAAATGAAATTAAAAAAATAAATAAAGAAAAGAAAGTAAAAGAAAATAAAAGAGATAAAAATGATAACATAAATGAGCAAAATAGTAAAAAAAAGAATGAATCAAAAGGATCAAAAGGATCAAAAGGAACGAAAGGAACGAAAGAAACAAAAAGAACAAAATTGATGAAGAAAATGCTTGTGGAAGTATCGCCATTTCCTTTTAAAACACAAGAAGAATGTAAAGAAAGAACAGTGTCTAAACCAACATTTGTTTCTAAAGAAGATATGTTAAAAAAATTGGAAAAATTAGGATATAAAGATAAAAAAGGTAGATCTTTAAATTTATTAACAAAAGATGAATTATGTCAAATGTATTTTTCATAAAAAAAATATTTTTAATATCAAAACACTCATTCATTTTGTAAATAATAGATATAGATCAAATGACAAAAGATTTTGATGATGATAGATATATTCCTTGTATATTAGACTGGGATTGTTGTTTTCCTTGTGAATTATCTGTGTTTGATGTATTTCAACAAATAAAAGAGGCAAAAGAACGTGAATTATATGATAATTTAATAGATTATGAGTCTGTTTCTTATGAGTTTGAATATTTGATAAAAAATTGATTTTCGTTCTATCTTATTTTTTTATGATGATACTGAATCTGATTCTTATTTTGATTATAGAATTGGATTACTACCTCACTTTTTTTACAAAAAATATTCAATAAATAAAATGAAGTCGATTATATTATAAAAAATTTGACATATAATAATTGCAAAAATTACACTCCCGCTTTCATAGAATGTTACAGTTTAAACTGTAAATTTTATGATCACGATCACTGCGTATAAAACTACACAATCACCCTTCCATTGATTGTGA